GGGGCAGCCTGTCGCGTTTTCTGCGGCAGGTATGGCAAGTGATGTTTGGATTGCTCGCTTTGTTTATTCATATGAAGCGAAGGGGGCTGTCTGTTCATATGAACTGACGTTGGAACGGCCAGCGGAAGCTACTGATTTTGGGACAGACCAAAGTTCACTCACAAGCATTCTAGAAAATGATACTGAGAGTGGCCTCAAGACTGTTTCAGATATGGTAGCGCGTATTTCGGAAGGCGTTTTTACAGGCACTGGGCAAGTTAATTCCATCGTAGGCCAGCTTATGCCATTGGCCACTTTAGTAGGGGCGGGGGGAGCTGCGGCCAAGGTTGTTGATGCTCTGGGTATGGCAAATACTTTAAGCCAGAGTGGCTCTAATCTTGCGGCTACTCCGTCCAGCATGACCGCCATATCCCATCAGCTTACGACCGCGGGAAATGAGTTGATGTCCATCATGGAGAGCACGGGAAGCAATCTGGAAAGTGTTGTGATTGCGGATACATCGTCTCTGGGTGCGGTTGCCGGGAGTGCCGGTTTGCTTAGTGCAGCATCAGATACGGGTGGTCTGGTTAATCATTCTCTGGCGTATGTCAGTGGTTCTCAAGGTGCTTCCGGGCAATTGCCGGTAGTGCACGCGTGAGGAATTATGAAAAATATTGTTGTAACGGCAGCTGATATTTCGCTCTTTCATGTTGCGGCGCGTGAACTGGGAGATGCTTGCCAGTGGTGGAGAATTGCTCAGACCAATGGGATATCAGATCCAGATTTAAGCAAAGTTGAAACAGTCCAACCTCTGAAAATTCCGATGAAAGACCTTATGCTCTCATCAGGGCTTCCCAATGAGGAGGGAGGATGACCACACGCCAGATCGAAGTTCGAATTTTATGGGATGGAATTGAAAATCCTGATCTTGCGCTCAAAAGTTTCGAACTGGATTCTAATAGATATGAGTCTTGTGATACGGCAGTTTTAACGTTCGCAATAAAGAGGCCGAGGGTCAGAAAGGCATCGTTCTGGTTTGAACAGGGTACACCTTTAAGCCCGTGGATTTCTGTTGAAATTAGAGACACTAAAATTTCTTCAGGATGGACGGTTCTATTTCAAGGGCGTGCAGATCATGTCCGGAACGTTGACGAGCATTCTCTTATTGAAATGGAGTGTCGGGACGCTCTCGCGGCACTTATAGACCTTCGCGTCCAGGATTCCTGGCTTAACCATACGGGGTCTGATCTGCTGCAGGATATTGCCAGAAGCGCTGCACTTGCGACCCGGATTTCTCTTCCCAACGATGGCTCTGACCATATGATGGGTCAGTTTTGGCAAGTAGAGCATAAGAGGGGCGCCCTCCTGTCGCAGCATCGCTTTCAGACGGCGGCAGATCTGGCATTTGCCGTTGCGAGGGATGCGTTGTGTGATCTTTATGCGGATGGAAAAACGCTTGTCTGTCAGCCGTCTTACGTAGCCGAAGACACGGCTGAAATTATTGATGTTCGAAATGCCGTGTTCGAGACAGATGTTTCTCGAGATCTTCAATTGCTTACGGGTATTGTGGTGCATATGGCATCTTGGGACTCTCGACAGAGAAGCAGTACGCATGTTTATTATGATGGCAAAACATTTTCCCATGATGCACCATCAGGTGTGACTGTACTCCATAGCTTTCGTGTGCCGGGCCGTCGTTTGGAAGATCTGCGTCGGCTGGCTCATGGTAAGTATGAGCGTATTTCTGCACATGCACTGTCAGTCCGTATTTCAATGCCCGGTATTATGGGGCTGCGCCCACGGCAATTTATAAAGATTTCACTGGGGACAACGGAGCCGACGCTGGGTGTGGATCAGGTTGTTTCACGGTTTTCTGTGAATGATGGATTTATTCAGCATGTGGTTTTGCGTAGCCGGAGAAACGGGGCATGAGTGATACGCGAATGCTAGCTGCCGCCCTTGCGAACCGAAGCGCGCACGCTGTCCTTGGAATTGTGTCCGCAGTTGATCCTTCGAACCATGCCATCAAGGTTCGTATTCAGCCCGACAATGTGGAAACCGGTTGGATACCTGATGTGGGGGGCGTACAGGCCGGAAATCTGCGTGTTTCTTGTCCATCTGAACCAGGGACCCACGTTGCCTTGTTACCACTTGAAGGGGATGGTGAGCATCTGATTGCTATCGGGGCTGTTTTTGACACGGTTGTGACTGCGCCCGTCTCTCCCTCTGATGGGCAGGCTATTCAGCCAGGGAGCATGCTGATCAGGGCAGGGTGCGGTGCACCTCCAACAGAAACAAATGGCAAGGTTGGTGATGTAAATCCTCAGGCTGGTTGGTGTCAGATTGGCTCTGACGGGGTTATTCTAGGGGCAGGCAATGCGCGCCTACATATCGCAGAGAGTGGTATTTCACTGACGATAGGCGAGGTAACGGCTGTGCTTTCTGCAAATGGTCTGAAGGTTTCTGGTGGCGATATTCAAACAGATCAGCACTCGTTGACGCAGCACGTACATCTGATGGGTAGCCAGACGACAGGGGGACCTGTTGGATGAGTTCCATCAGTCATTTGTGTGGCGGTGATCTGCTGCTGGAGAACGGTGGCTTACAGGTTGTTTCCGGGGCTGACGAAACACGTCAGAGGCTGTTAAGGCGCTTGTTAACCAATCCTGGTGATTACATCTGGCAGCCGGAATACGGGGTAGGTTTGCAAAGCATGGTTGGGGAAGTTGTTGTTCCAGCCGTCATGCAAGCTGCCATTCGGGTGCAGGTTCTCAAGGACCCTGGAGTTGATTCCGGTCATTCTGTTGATGTGATTGTGAGTGCTGCCGATAACGGGCTTTGTCTTTGCCATATCTCCTATGTCGATGCTGACACGGGGCAACAGCAAACACTGGATTTTTCCGCCTAAACAAGAAGCGCAGAGCTATGTTCTGCGCTTCCGGAGGACGTAATGTCTCTTTCACTTCGCTCCTTTGCTACGACGGTTTCTACCGCCGTGGCGACGGCGCAGTCTTCCTGTGCGCAGCTTTTGGATGGCTCTGTTGGATCGCCCGTGCGGGCACTGATGGAAGGTGTCGGTGGCATAGGATTATGGCTGCAATATCTTGTTTTACAAACCTTGCTCCGCACACGTCTGGCAACATCCTCTGCTGAGGATTGCGACAGTTTTGTCGAAGATTTCGGGATGATGCGTTTACCTGGAACGGCATCGACCGGGATGGTGACGATGATGTCATTTTCGCCAGCCCAGCAATCGGCAGTGATTGTGCCAGGAGCCATTGTCCGCACTGTTTCCGGCCTATCATTCGCAGTGATCAAAGATAGCAATCTGCCTGTCTGGTCCGACGTTGCAGGCGGGTATGTTCGGCAGACGGACATGCAGAGCATATCGGTTCCAGTTCAATGTCAGGTTGCGGGATCAAATGGTAACGTATCTGTTGGTGCGCTCTGTCTGATGGGCACAGCTATTTCCGGCATTGACACTGTTACAAATCCAGCGGCTTTTCTTAACGGTGCCGACCAAGAGACGGATGCGCAGCTGCGTGCGCGTTTTCCTCTGTGGCTTGCTGCAAAAGCATCTGGGTGCAGAGCAGCCGTTGGAAATGCTGTTGCGGGTGTTCAGACAGGGTTATCGAGTTCGCTTCGAGATGGCGTTGCTGCTGATGGAACTGCGCAGACCGGGTATTTTACGGTCGTCGTGAATGACGGAAGTGGCTCGCCATCGGATGCACTCCTGACAGAGGTTTATGAGGCTGTTGACGCTGTTCGGGCCTTGGGAGTTGGCTTTGCGGTCAGACCTCCCAAGACGCTTGCTGTGAATGTGTCCATGACAGTCGTGGAGCCAATGTCAGTGGTGGTTCAGCAGGCTGCAACAGCGATTGAGAATGCCCTTAGCTTGGACATTGCAGGCGCAGTGGTTGGTGCAGGTTATGCCTATAGCCGTCTGTCATATCTAGCGTATGTCGGAGCCGGTGTGACGGTTACCTCCGTTCTGGATGTTCGCTTGAATGGCGGGCAAGCCGATATTGCTGCGAATGGCGAGCAGGCACTGACAGTCGGCACAATTCAGATCAACGTTCTCCAGAACTGACCAAACAGGCCCCCTGCTAACTGTATCGGGGCAGAAGGAAGGCTATGCCTGTTTTCAATACATATCCGCGGCTTGACCCGTTGACGGGCGATGAAGTTCTGGTGCTGGCAGATTCCAGCGGCCATCAAACCGTTACTGCAACGGCTTCCCAGATTGCAGGTACTCCAGCAGTTTCCCAGCCGAGTGGGGCATTCTATCAGGATAAAGGAGCAAAGATCAGTCGTTTTGCTGATCGTGTTCTGATCGGGGATGCTGCAGCTAATCCGGGACTGAGCGATCGGGATGCAGCATCTAAAAACGAGTGGCTGTCCCAGACAATGGGAGCCACCTCGATTGGGCCCTGGGCATTGCAGGACGCGCAATGTGCTTCGGTAGCGCAGTTTGGTAATAGTGCTTTTGTAGCAGCGTCCCGGACGTCTGATGCAAAAACGGCACCAGATACTTTGGGTTTTCAACCAAGCACGATCGGCATTGCATCATGGGGTGTCGCTGATGACACTTCTGCGCCTACGACCACGACGGCCTACGCTTATTATGGAGAAGCGTGGCGTCTGGCTGGTGTAAATTATCAACCGACTTTCGTCATGGAACTTGAAGCAGTTAATTTTGGTGGGTTGGCTATTGGTCAGTCTACGCCGTATGCCCCCAATGTCGGCGGTGGTGTTTATGGCATTCAACTCGGTGCGGGTGGTGGTCAGACCACGGGTACTTCCGATGCTGCGGCAGGGATCGTTTTTGTTTC